TTATGTCCCCATAGTCGGCAGTTCTGATAGCCCATTCTTCAAATACATCAACAGCAGCATCACTATCAAACAGTCCTTTGTTTCGAACAAACGCATCAACTGCAAATCTTGTACCTCTATATTTTCGAGTCCCTTTCATAAAATCAAATAACGTATCGTCATCTAAATCTAATTTTTCACTCCACGCAGGCTTATTATATCCTGTATTAAATCTAGCTGCATCAACAATTTGTTTATTGCTTAGTGAATTACTAGGTCCATAATATTGATCAAGTTCTCTAGCTGTGGTATCGAAGTTTTGATAAATGCTAGCACCGTCGATGATATAACCAGGACTGTAAAACTTTCCTGTCCAATCTTTAGTTCTAGTACCTTTCCAGGTCAACTGCCTGTGAAGTTGTCCAAGCGCAGGGTCATATACTACATCGTCGAATTTAGTAGTAGTATCAAAAACAATAGCATGCTCTACCGTAACTTTATACAATCGTACTCCGTATATGTTTGAACTTGGATCTTTAACACTAATTTCAGTGTGACTGTTATTAGAAAATTCTCTCTTAACAATAACTTTATCAGTGACCAGTTGCTTGCCGTTTTCATCCAAGATATTATAAACACCGTCATAAGTTTTATTGAGTGTGTCGTAATATCCAATGTCTCCGTCACTAATCTGAATCGACTTAGGAGTAGGAATAATTTTCAACGGGATGCTTGTTGTGTCGCCTGCAGCCCATGTTATAAAGTCATCTGCAACAGAACGCCAACTAGCAGTCCAACCCTGACTTTGTAAGTAATATCCATAGCCCTGTATGAAATCAAATACTGCTTGTACACCGGATAGTGTTGTATTATATGGTATTCTAGTAGTAGCTGTTTCGAATTTTGAATATTTAACTACATCAATGAGTCCAACTACTATGGTTTGATCACTACTGGTTATAGGGCTGTTGTAAGTAAAAAATTGATCACTATTATCAAAGCCGTTTATAGTGTACCCGTCACCGGTATCAGTAATAATAATTCCACCAAAGAACACTTCTTTGCTAGGTTTACTGGTATAAAGTAATCCTGTGTAGTTTTCTTCTGGTATTCTAGTAGCACCTTTGTCTTGACTACTTCGTAATACAAAATGTTGATTGGCAGGGTTAACAAACCCGCCTGCTTTGAGTATTGGGCTAAAATCGTTGTACTTGAATCTATTAATAATAGTATCACTCGGAGTGCCATTGAACTTCGCAAACTCTACTACTGCATTATTCAATCCTACAAAATATTTTCTAGCATCATTAGCTAATATAGCTTCTAGTTTAATTGATCCTGTACTAGCAGAAATAGTTGGTTTATTGTAATAGTTGGAGCCTGGATTTTCAACAGACACACCACTAATTTTTCCGCTGAGAATATATGCTTGTAGTCTAGCACCTTTCCCAAAATTACTGTACACAGACAATTCCGGAGCACTTGTAAACCCATTACCCGGATCTATTACTCTTATACTTTGTATAATACTGTTTTCATATTCGATCCCGCTAATCTGAACATCAATATTATTTGTTAACTGTAGATTGCTTTTGTTAATCCATGGTGGATTTTCTAGTCCATATGTATCTAACAGTTGTCTTTCATTACTTCTAAAATAATTGTTTGTTACCCACAGTGGTCTTAGTTTCATTAATGCTAAAATTTTCAGAATCTGATATTCACTAGTTTCTTGCCATGCTGCTTCTGTTGGGCCTAGATCTCCATATACAAAATCTATATCAGTGTTATAAGTTGGCCACGTAACAACACCTGCTGTTACCGGATCATTCAAAACACCTCCAGTAGTAACAAGATTATTCACAACACTATGCCCAGTAGCTAAATTTATATCAAACCTTTTAGTACCATCGGATGGATCATTGTAGATCCCACGTGCAATCGCATTTATTAGATTTGTTCTAGATGCCGGATCTGTCCAACTATAATTTGCATCCCACCAAGTTGGCTTTTCGTTGTAGCCTAAGATCTCCCAGGGATGGGTATGAGGACGGTGTGTACGGAAATAGTATTGGTATATTCCTTTCCAATGTCCTATATAAGGTTCAACTTTACTATAGTTCCAAGTAAATTTATCAGTTATGTCGTATGTTGAACCAGCAACTGTGTTCTTACTACTCCACTTGATGTATTCATTTTTTAGCAGTGAGTCTACGTCAGACCGAGTGTACGGAGTTGGTCGATAAGGACTAGGTATTATATCCAAATAACTAGGAATAGTTTTTAAACTAGCTTGTAGGTTATTATAAATTCTATTTTCTAAATCCCACAGACATGCATCAACTGGATCAAATCCTACTTTGTTTCTGTCGTATAGTTCTGTACCTTTTCTGGTATGCACACTACCGTCGTGTCCTCTTAATTCACTTGCAGTAATTTCAGTTGTATAAGGTCTAACAAGACCTAACTTAACTGCACTACTAGGAATAAAACTAACAGCATTTTGCGGATACCATCGTATATGAACAGAGGCGCCATTGCTTGGATACACCACAGTTTTAGTCACTGTAACTTGTGTGTTAGTAATTGTATAGTCTAAATTTTTAAGTAAAGGCTGCCAAATTACATCACCCGACGAGTTATTATGTTTAAGCCAGACTTGTATGTGATTTTGCGCATCATCGTATGTGTTTACAGTCTCAGGCAAATCAAACGTTTTACTCATGGTATTTGTAAACGTATAGTCTTTGCTTTTGTAATCTCTAAACATTGCCATATTACTGTTTGCAAATGCACTATTTGAATTTTTTCCAATGGTTAGTTGACTCATCGCAATGTCTACTATTTCATAAACTGTAGTTTCTTGCGGCATATCATTGTGTAACTGTTGTACTTTAATTGCAAATTGTTTTTTAAATTTTCCATAACTGTTTGCTGCATGTTTCAATGAACTATAAATGTCTGTATCATTACTAGTTGCTAGCACATTTAATAGTTCTGTACTAAATGGCTGTTGTCTAATTGTGCCTCTAAACTGATGCACTCGTCCAATCTTATCATAATTGTTTATACCAAAGTAATCTCCTGTAAACACAGGTATACTTTCCATTTGTTCGCTGATATGACTAACCATATCTCCAAAACTAGCAGTTGTTAATGTTTTATTTTGCGGGTTGTATATTTGTGTGTCAGCAGGTTCAAAATATCCTTCTGCTGAAACATCAAGTTCACTATCAGTGTAAAATGTTATATCATATACATCATTTTCTACCAAGCCACTATTGATACTAAGTATTTTTCCATTTGTTGTGTAGTTAGTAAACGCCTGGCCGTTTTTGGTTACACTAATTGTTGTTGCATTTGTTTCATCATACAGTCTTATAATGCCATACTCACTACTTCCGGTATACCTATACTTGATTATATTACTGTCTGGCATAGCGCCAATGACTAAATCAAATGTATCTGCTACTCCTGCTGTTCTAGTAACATTGCTCAATGCAGTACCATCAAATTTAGTAAATTCCATCCGTACTTGAGGAAAAAGTGTTTGTATACTAATTGTTGTATTTGTTGGCATGTATAGATCAGGTAATGTTCCATTAATCGATGTCGTTCTGTACGGAGTCACTGTACTTGCCGCTAGCAATTTGTTGTCACGCAGTTGAAATCTAAATTCAGTAGGTTTATTATAATCGCTTGTGCCTAAATTTACATCAATGGTGCTAGGATCAGAGCCGACTGTTTTTTGTATGTGTCTACGCACAGGCTGACCATCTCGTATTTCGCTCCAACTATTATAGTACCGTGTGCCTATCTTATAGTAATAGTAACCTGGTATTTCTATCGTCGATGTATTGCTTGTATCTATATTGTCTAAGATATAATTATACCTATTCGCGCCTGCGCCAAATTCAAAATTTAGTCCTGGAGTATTTCCGTAGTCTACATAGCTAGGACTAAACCCAAGTGCATTGTCGTAAGCAGTACTTGAACTATGTTTGAAATCGAAAATACGATCGCCTGTAAAATTACTGTTTGGATATTTGTCTAGATTACTCAATGAAGTAAGTGTGGTGTCGTACAAACTAGCTAACATACTTGCGCTTTTATGTGTTTTTTGTTGGCCGTATATCCACTTTGTACCGTTCCAATACCACTCACTTCCGCTGTAAGGATCTGAGTTTAATTCATAAGGTAAGTCTAAAGTGTTATATCCAAATAATACAACAACTTTGTCGCCTTGGAAAAGAGGTGTACTGCCATCTCCATATAACTCAGTTAAATTAATACTAGAGCCGACTCCGCTAACTTTGTATATTTTATTAGCAGATGTGCCGCCAATGGTCTGAAGAAACATTACTACATCGTTGTTTTCTAAATTTTGACCTGAGATTTGTTGCCAGTATTTTTTATTTTCGTAATAACTAGGATTTTTTCCAACACCATGACTTTCCTGACATTCCCAATAAGTTGTATCGCCAGTCATAACTAATTTTACTTTGTCGCTTTTAGTGAATCCTTTTTCACTCCACACTGTGTTAATATTATATGTAGCATGATTATACTCTGCTAGCCCCACAATATCAGCAAATGGATTAATCTCTGCTTCTATTAAATGATCTACATATGCGATATGACGTTGACCAAAGTTGTGTTTTTCAATGTTTGCACGAAATTCGATAATAGGTCTAACACCTCTAAAATTATCTGGCAAGTATGTACTTTGATCTAGATTTTCAAATGCCACAACTGCTAGTGCGGCAGTTTCGTGTATCCATAAATTACTTCTAGCCCATGCACTTTGATCTGTGCTCCATCTTTGTTCTACTACGTAATCTCTTTCAGTCATACGGAACTCACTTAGATCGTACGGTGTGAAATCAAAACTAGTGCCAGCTGCATCAAATTCAGTAGGAACCAAACTGCTATAAACTGTACGATTCATCCAATTGCGTTTGCTGTATGTACCTTCAACTTGACCGCTTGTAAACTGTTTTGTTAATTTGATACCTTCGTTGGAGCCAACTCCGTCTACAATATAAATGTCACCAACTGCATAATTTCCGCTAGTACTATATGCATAAAATGTATGTATTTCAATTTCTTCATCTACTGCTGGTGCAGTTGCGAAAATCACAACACCGCCTGCACTGTTATAGGTGTAGTTGGCAGGAATGTCTTCTACAAGTTGGTTATTTTTGTAAACTTTAACAGTATTACCTTGACTAACCGTAGCAGTGAACGTCTGATTACCCGGAACAGTTTGTATAAATCTGTCAATTTGTGTTGGCATAAATCTAATACGCATGCCATTCATAAGTTCAAGTGTGTTGTTAGTACTCAATGTTGGTGTTGTATAGTACACGTCATCGAAAATAGTGTCAATGTCAATAACATCCGAACTTGCGGGCTTAATACTACAAGGAGGTAAAACATCAACAGTCCAGAAATACTTTTGATAGTTAATAAACATGTCATAGTTAATTGGCAGATCTAAAGTATGACCTTTTTCATTTAGCAACTGATTTTGCTTGTTTACATTCACTCCATCAAATGCCAGAGTATTAATTAAATCGTCATATGTTAATGCCGACTCAACAACGCCGTCCTTATCTTTAATAACATTTCCAGGAACAAATTGATAGTTGTCACTTTCTCTATTGTCTCTGAGAAAGTTTGCATCTGTGGCAATGTTTTTGCCTATCATATTATTGATGCTCATTAAACTACCACTACTCATTAATTGCTCAAGTGTTGTGTCTAAAAACTGTTTGTTTGAATCTGTTCTAAATATCGCAGGTAAAAACTCTGTAATATTTCTAGAACCTGTAAATTCACTGCTTTCACCTGGTCTGGTAATTTTTGGTGCGTTTATTGGGGTTGACTTGCGTTCGCTCATGTAATACTAACTCCAGGATTGGCTGCTAAACTTGTTGGATTAGCAAGTGTTGTATTTGAAATTATAACGTTGCTGCTTTGCACAACTGGTAGAAATAGTTCGTCGCTATCGCTTGATATTTCAAATAAGTCTGTACTTTGTAAATCTTCACTAATTGGCTGAATTGTAATTTGACTAATCTGCCCAATCATGTTATTGTGTATGTAAGCTGCCATTTCAGTAAAGTAGAAGTCTTCACCGAAGTCCCAATTATCAACATTAAAATATTTGGTAATAAGATTAACAATTCTATTTTGTATTTCGGTTTCGCTCATTGTACTATTTGCAGTTTTAGTTACAACAAACCGTGCCTGAACTTCGCTATTAGCTAAATCTCCGAACAGTAGTTTATACTTGACAGGTCTGTATATAACTTGATCACTGATGCTCTTCTTACTTTCCAAACTTTCAAATAATGTTGTTAGTTCGCTAACTGTTGGCGGATTGGGTTTAGTTTGACTTCTTCCGTCGTATATGCTCCAGGTCCTATAACTATTATCGTAACTACGCAATAATACATAGGTATCAATTATATTAGTAGTGCTAGGATCTATCAGTTGATTTAGATCAGCAATTCTCTGATATTTGGTTCTCAAGTTTCCTCTACCAGTTACTATTGTACTTCCATTATCATTATCTTGTACTACAAATGTATAACCATTTTCTGTAGTTGTTCCTAGATTGATAGTTTGATTGTTTGTTACATTTAAAAATGCTTCCGGGTTGTCTGGATAACCATCATTGTCGGGATCAGCTAAAGTAACACGTATTTTATATGGATCTGTAAATCCGTCATTGTATGTGTAATATCCAAATGTATTGAACTTATAGTTTTTGCCCAAAGGTATTGCGTTTGTGCTGCTAGTAGGATTTATGTCTAATACCTCTACTGTATCTTTGTGCGGTTTAAGTGTTTCACTGCTGAATGTTTCTTCAAAATTTAAGTTGTTGAATCTTACTTCTGAATCACTACCAAATACAAATCTAGATTTTCTAGTTAGTATTTCCCAGTAAGTATTGTTATAGTTAATTCGGATCGTCCAACTGTTATCTCTGCCATTATTTGTATTATCACCTTCGTATAGTCTACTCCATTTGTCTACACTGTTGTTGAGTACACTATTACTAGGCAAATTTGCACTATCTACCAACATCCATTCTTGGCTACTAGGATTAAATCTTAGTGCAAAATCCACATTTGATTCTAATTTAGAGATTAAACTATCTTTTACTGTTGTTGTTAAATCTGAGCTCCAGCTAGGAACAAGTCTCCTAATTCTAGCGCCACTTGGAATTACAGCATTGATACTTACTGCACCTTTGCCTGATGTATCAATTCCAGTAGGCGCTCCGGTGTTGTTGTCATTGCCAAGACCATCTTTGAAAAGTTTTGTAACTCTTACCCATTTAGTATCTGCACTGTCCACTGTAACAGTGGCAACACATCCTGTGCCACCCCCACCACTAACATTACACACAGTTGCTGATGTATAATTTTGGCCAGTATCAGTTATAGTAATACTAACAACTTTACCAGCACTAACATTGGCAATTGCAGTGGCGCCACTACCTGCACCTAGAAGTGTAACAGATGGTACAGTTGTATATCCGCTACCTTGGTCAACAACATTAATTGTTTTAACATATCCAATTTTATATGGAGCAGTAATAAATTCTGCTAATCCATTTACTTGTAGTTTGTGTAAGCTGTTAGTTGCAACACTTCCTAATCTCTGCACAAATGCATTATATGTGATATATCCTGTACAAGTGTTAGCACCTTTGGTAACTTGATTCCATCTAAACACACCGTCTTCACTGTTATTAGCATTGAACACATTAATACCCAAGCCAGCTTCACTATAGCTGTTAGCTGCTATATGCAATCCATTGTATGTGTGTCTATTATAGTAAAAGTTTTTAAGTTCAGGGTTGTTCAATAGAGGTTTCAAAAACTTTTGATATATTTGATTACTATTATTACTAGTGGGTAAGTTAATTAAACTACGAGTAGTTACATTATCTTCGTACAGATAACCATCAGTCAGATAGTTTACTGCATCGCTATAAGTTGCAGTCGGATCGTACAAATCTCTAAATCTACTATGTCCGCTGTGTACTCTGTTTACACTTTTTATCTTGCGAATATTTTCACTTACTGTAACAGGAAAGATACTGTAATCTTCCGCTGTTACCATTCTATCTTGTGTAGCAAAAAAACGTCCTGCGTTTGCTTTTATACTATCTACACTTTCTCTAGTACTAGCATTAGTAACATTATTTTTAAGACTCAATGAGAGTCTTGCGTTATGGGAATTCCCGTCAGCACCGATATAAGTGAAACTGTAAGATGTTGAATTAAAGTTATCAGGATTTAAAGTATAGCTTTCATTTAGTCCTGCACGATACCAGACTCTGATAATACCTTTGGGTATGTTACCAAAATCTCCGTCTGCAAAAACAATACTAATTTGGTCATCTTCTCTACTAGCCACAGTATAGATATCTCTAACACCATTTTGACTTGCATTAAAAATTGCATTAAGTCCGAACAGTCTATCAACTCTAGTCCATGTTTTTTGAACAGTTCCTATTTCGTCGATACTTTGTACCCAAATATTTCCATTACTAATATTTTGTTCATTGATATCTATTACCATATTAGGTAAACCGTCATTGATATTAAAGTCCTGATACTCTAATGTACCTTGTTTAAATCCTACAAAAAATCCTGTATTTGCACTTGCAAATCCGCTGTTGTCATTTTTGTAAAGTATGTCTATAACACCATACGGGTCTGGGTCTTTTTCAATTAAATTTTTGTTGTTGTAAGCTACACTGTGTAAACTAAACCTAGCACTACTGCCATTAACAGAATTACTGAAACTTTTTGTAGTTGTATTATTAATACTGGTAGTTCTGTAAATCTCGTTT